CCGGATGTACCGGATGTACCGGACGTACCTGAGATGCCGGATGTACCTGAGATGCCAGATGAACCTACAGAATATCCCGACCCAGAACCAATAACTTGAACTTCGTCAAATGAAGAAGTAAATGTTACTAAAAATCCATCATTATTAACAGATTGATAATAATCTTTTTTGCCTACATTAACTGTGTCTCGTACATTATATCCATTTGAATCAATATATACATATTTTCCATACTTTGCATAAATAAAATCACGGTCGTCGATTGTGTCTTTAATTTCTAGACGAGAGTAATTATAAGTATTTTCATCTCTGGTAATATTATTAACGTTAGAACTAGTTACTATAGCGAAGTTTGCAATATCAACCGTATTTAATAAAGAAGATGTAAATGTTGTCTTGTTATTAAAGTATATGTCAAATTCGTTATTTGTTAAAAATTCCACATCTCTGTAGTTAAACTTTTTACGTTCAAACAAGCTTGGTTCTAATACAAGGCCTGTCAATAAATTAGATCTAGACGGTTTTAAATTTTTTACAACATCAAATATAGAAAAATCAATGTAGAATTTATATGTACTATAAAATTCTTGTGGGTATATATATTTTTCATTTATTTCGCCGAATTCACGTTGTAATTTAGTCAATCCATCATAATTTTGTTTGTTTAAATTTTGAGGTTCACCTATAATATCGGCTATACCATCCAAACCTATAAAATTCTCTATTTTTTGATTTAAATAGTTATATGGACTTATAAAAAATCCTGATAAGATAGAATCGTCACCTAAACTGTCTTGAATTCTCGTCGAATAATCATACGGCGTTAAATTAGACAAAGCTGTTTCGGTTATTTTGTTTATTTTACCATTAATTTTGAAATTTGGTCCAAAGTTATTGGTGTTTATAGTTTGTTTAAGATCGATTTTATCAAATTGATATGGGAACTGAGTAATCATTACATTCGAACAAGTTGGATAGCTATAATACTTTTCTGTTTGTCCAAAATTATAAGCAAAGAATTGCGTATTATAATAAATATTTTGATTATGTACGGTTGTACTAATCGATGTAGATGAATACAAATCTACAGGCGTGTCGAAACTCCATAAATAAAACAAATTAGAATAAACATTTTCTTTATTTGGTATTGATATCGAATCTAAATTATAAGAATGTTCATCGAAATATTCATTATTAAGTGGTTCTTTTAAAATTTTGATTTTATCCAAATTTCCTATAAAAGAAACAGAAGACGAATAATTACCTATATAATAACTACCCGATGAAAACTTCTTGTTTGTATTATAATTTATAAGTTTACGCTTTGTTGATGAGAAATTCTTAACGCTTCCATCATATTGATTAATGGATAGACTGTATATGTATGGAATAAATTCATTTGTCGAATTAATAAAATAAGAAGCTGTTAATATTGTTTTTTGAGATGCTAATGTGACATAATCGCCATCGTCTTCTATCACAAAATCACCGTCGTCTTCTATAATAAAAGGAGTATCTTCATTAGTGGTTTTAATTGAACGAACCCGCAACTTATCGAAATCTCCAAGAACAGGCTCACGCTTTAACATAGCAGTGAAAATGCCGCCGTTTAATAATGGTATTTCATTTAATATCAAACTAGACGTGGTGTTACCCAATTCATATGGATGTATTTCAAATACTAATTGACCACTGTTAACTTGCTTTGATTTTTTTATAAATAAATTCCAATCAGACTTTTTATTTCTATATTTCGACATCAATTGTATCTTGTCGTCGAAGTTATAATTAGTCGATTTAAATCTAAAAGAAAATTCAATTGTAGATATACCATTAAATTTTGATGTGTATTCGGTGCTACTGGTGAATGTATTAATATTGGATCCAGATGCGTAGTAGCTACTAGTGGTATAAATAAAATCACTACTAGTATGTTGAAAATTCAAGAAATTATTTTCCTTGAAATCTGTCATATAAATAATATCATCGTATACGAAGTAATTATCACGATTGGAAAAAGCGTCAGCACTTCCATACTCTCTGGTAGATATTAATCCAGATGGAATGCCAAACATAGTACGTATCATTTCAAATGAATTGATAGTACCCTTGGATTTATATACAGATGAAATGTTATTTGCAAATCGATTTAAAATTGATTTTGTATAATCGAAATAAGAAGCGGAGTTGTAACCTGAAATTTCTTGATTATTTAAATATAATTGATTTAAATCACTTTGAGAAAATTTGTCAATGTCAACGTTCCAATTAAAACTGTTCAATAATTCATCTATATAATTCTTTGGATAGTAACTTGAATCATTGTTAGAAATAGGATATGTTTTAGGAAACTTCTTGATAAAGACTAATATATTATCAAAAAAATGTCCGGTCATTGCGGTGAATTTTATGTAATCCGCTGAATCGGAGTCATCCTTTACATATTCAGGAAGTTGATATACCAAACTATTATAGTTATCCGAATCATATGTAATAGCCTCATCGATTTTGTTGTCTATACTGGATGAATTAAAAAACAAATAGGATTCGTATTCATCAAATGTATCCAGCAATGTGATTTGTTGAGATGTCTTCTGATTAACCAACTGACTATAAGAAGATGAAATTGTCGCACTTGTATTTGTTGCGGAATTAATAGTCGATTTCTTAACGGACTCAAGTTGATTATAATCTTTGATTTTATTCTTAGCAATTTTAGTACGTAATTCAGCTGATGAATAATTAATAAAATTGTTGAAATCTGTATAATCTATATACAAATCATTATACTTTTCTTTTAATCTTACTGTTGCTTTGTCCAGAGTAAACGCGTCATTACTTTGATATCTTTCTGTAGATGGATGCGACGTATTAACTTGAACATCAAAATTTATATCGTTTAAAAATACTTTTCTTGATATCTTCGAAGTAAATAAGTTAACTTTAAAATAAATTGGAGCAATTGATATGTTTGATATCCAACATGTCGATTTTATATTATATTGTAAAGGTAATGGAGCATCTAATTTTACTTGTATGTTAAAAGTATCATCTATTGAATTTAAATAATTTGTATGATCTAGAATTTTTATTAAATTTCCATTGTCAAAATTCAATGCGTTCTTATAATAACCATAATATTTTGTTCTATAATTTTCTAATAAATTAGTTACATTCGGCAATATCCAATCGGTATAAATCGTTTGTTCAAATAATCCCAATATATTTTGTAAATCGATATCATTTATAGAACTTTTTTGTAATACTCTATCTTGTGATACTTTTAATGTGATGATTCTGAAAGACTCTAATATTTCTTGATTGGTAAATTCTACATTGTTATATGTGTATATAAAATTGTTAATTTGTTCCTGTACACCTGAAAATTTACTTGTCTGTAAAATCGTAGTATCAGTATCACTATTTAATTTAATTACAGAATTATATCCAACGTATGTTGATGTTATAAATTCCTGCAATTCAGCTTCACTTTTTAGACCTAACTTCAAACAAATATCTGTATAATTATACTTATTTTTATTTAACAGAAAGTCTTGTTCGATTGGATTGTTTTTAATAATATCAATTAAATCTTGATATATTCTCAATAACAAATATTTTTTATCAGCAAATGATCTTATCTTAACCGCATCTAACCTAGATGATTCATTTTTAGTTGTGTCAAATGCATAAGATAACCGTATTTCAGTTCTACTTGGAGATATCTCTTTTATAACCAATTTATTTGTCGGATTGCCGGCTATATTTCTAACTGGATTATACAACAAGTAATACAAACCTGGACCAACTCCACTAGCATTTAAATCAAATTGTGGGTGTAATAAAATATCATTTTTGTGAGATACAATATTTGTAAATGGATTTGCGAATTGATACGATCTCAACTCATTATTTATATCTCTATAACTTCCTTGTAATATGGAATATGTAACGGATGGAATTACTCTGTTAAAACTTACAAGTTGTTGATTATTATTATAAAGAGTAAATTCAAACAAGTCGTCGTCGGATTCTCCATAAAATACATCATTACTTACAACTTGTTGTTCGTACAAAGACTGCAAATTGGCATTGAAATAAGATGCACTTGTAATACCCTTATTCAAATCATTATCGTTTATTGTCAAATAGTCGTAAGGCATATTAAGAAGTTAATGGTAAAAATGGATAGTCGTCGCCAAAATCGGAAAGTACAGTTCCTTGTCCCAATTTGATTCGCAAACCAATAATTTCGTTTTTCATAGCCGCAATAACTTGTTTGTCATCGTTATTTTCATATTTTTCCACCAAGCTATTTACCGTTTGATTTAAGATTCTATTTTCTTCGATCAGATTATTATATTGAATTATAACATCTGTCAAATTTCTCTTTTCTTCGACAGCGGTTGTTTGTAATTCAGTGAATTCTACTGTCGATGTATCGGCAATTTTGTTTTCATTATATAAAAAACTTTTAATTGGCAATTTAATATAATTAAATTTACCATCAAATGATTGTGATATATTGTAAACTAATTGGTCATTTCCAAAATTATCAAAGTTATTTTGAAATGTACCGAAGTCTTTAAATGTTTGTATATCACTTAATGATACGTTATATACTAATGGTATATTTGCCATACTAACGAGTTATTTTAAATATTTTCCCAGTATCAACGATGTCAACTGTTCCATCTTTGTACTCTACCTTAATAAATACTGTTAAATAACGTTCTTGCGGTAATCCGCTAGTATTTAATTTAAAATAATTACCATATGAAGCATCGCAACTTAATTTAGTATAATCGTCAAAATTAATTAAAACCTCTTCGGATTCAGCATCTTTTACCATATAATAGGAAGAAGTTGGTAAATACTTAGGAGTGACCATCGCGGGTTGTTGATATGATTTATTAAATGTCTTTAAAGGATATTTATCTCTTGCAAAAACAAATATTTTAGCAACACTACCAGCTTTATATGCACTGTTTAATGACTGCAAGGTAATTAGATTTTGTATAGAAGATGACACCGGTTTTAAACTGCCTGTGCTAAATACAGTATCATTCCATCCGACATCGATATATGGACTATAAATAGTATTGGTATCTTTACTGAAGAACTGTAACAATCCATTGGTTGGTTGAAGAGGAGGCGTACTTATTTCAAATGAACTCAATAACATAAGTCCCTGATTTGGAATACAACCACATAGCCAAGAACGGACAATCTGTGTTATATCCATTGATATATCACTTTGATTACCATAACTGAATGACTGACTACAAATCAATCCGTTGTTGACCAATGATGGAAACGAAGTGGAGTTGCAAATCCATTTTGGTTTGTTTGTATAAGAAGTTGGAACTTTATAATACCAAGTACCGCCTTGATTTTGAAAACTAGCACTTGAATATGAAGATGTTAATAGATAATTTACTTGTTGATAACTATTTGTTATTTTATTACCATACCATAAATTACTACCTGAGTAACTTCTATTGTTCCAAGTAGCTCCTAGTTGAGAACCATCGTCTGCATATCTACCGTTTCCATTTTCCCAACTTTGACTTATTGGATAAGCATATATAGAGTAATTTAGCGGAAGATTTCTCATACCGCATGCTTTTAAATTGAGTGTAAATTTTAACTTTGAACTGCTAATTTCATTCGTAGAAATAGACTGACTTAATGTGTTTAAGTCAAACTTAATTAATGTTCTACTAAACTCTGGATAGTTTAAGTATATAGCTGTCGAAGGAGCTTTAAAAGACCCACTATATTTACCTTTGAAATAACCGGCAAAATTTGTGACATCTGTGTAATACAATTTACTGGAAGTTAAAGTTTCTATATACAACTTAGAATTAGAACCACTAAAACTTCCTGTAAATGATCCTGAATTAAAAGCTCTTACCGGCGAATAAAAACTGGAGCTACACGGTATGCCTGTGTTTGATTTTCCTAATAGTTTCCCTCTTAAATTTTTAAAGCTTCCTGTACCTGTCAAAGACGAAGTTAATGGACTTGTTGTATATGTCCGTTTGTTTACTTTTAATTTTGTAAAAAAACTACCAACTCTCACAGAGCCAGAAAAACTACCTGTACTCCAACTTCCTGTAAAGAATGAGTAACTAGTTATATTCATACTACCTGAAAATGATCCGGATGCATAATTTGCCGATCCAGAAATATAAAGTGGTTTTTTTGGGTTAGTAGTTACATTAGATAATCTACCTGTAAAATTAGCAATAAATGATGTATTTGGTATTACAGAAGATGTAAGATTAAAAGCATACCACTTACTACCAGAATAAATGAACAGTGAAGACGTGGTGTATGACAACCATCCATTATTACCATATGAAGAGGCGGTAAGAGGTGCAGTGTGCCAATTTGGATCTGTGTACACAGTTTTTTTGCCTGTGTTCGACGCATATACTTCTAACACCTCGTCTATTCCAAAATTTTTGTTTTGGAATTTGTTGGAATTGTTAATATAAGTGTCTTGAGATGGATAAATGAAAATATGCATATTATACTACCAATCCTTTTATATCGTTGTCGGGATATTTAATTTCAAATACTGATGGGTCTTTTGATGGATAGAGAATATTATTTTGTGTAGCAATACTTACATTATATGCTATAGGTGAATAATTACCATCATCAATTGTTAAATTCTTAATCTTCAACTCAATTACAGATTGGACCCCTTCGTTTTTCATTATTTCAAAATTGAGTTGACTGAGATTTATCGGTTGGTTAAAACTAATATTATCAATATTCAAATAGTTTTTTACAGATTGAATACAATTGTTTAATACATCTCGTTTATTAAAGCCAGTGAATACTGTAATTTTAAAATCGAATCCTAAATTGATAATATAACCATCAATAATATTGATTTTGTCCGTGAGTATTTTGAAATTATTTAGATAACTTATTAAATTTTGTAACGTAGCTGGATTCAATGTTGTCAAATTTTTATTAACATCATACCCTAACAAATAAAGATTGTTTGTAAATGGATTACTCGATTCCAAAAACTTTCTTCTATCTAGTGGATTTAATGGATTTAAATCTAATGTTTCATTTCCGTCTTCGGTTATTACGCCTTTTATTAATTGGTTATATTGAACTCGTCTATTTGAATTGCTTTCAACATATGCTTTTGAAATATTACCTAAATAAGATGGCAATGAATATACTCTTAGTAGAATATCATCGGAAGTAACCATTCTATTTTGAGCGGAAAAGTTTAATATAGCATTTTGTCGTATTTCCTCATTTGTATCCGCGTCATTACCACCAGTTGATGAAAGTGGATTATTTACTCTCAATGAATTTTTAAAATTGTTTAATAGAATCACTTCGCTATCAGTTAAACTGGTCACGTCATTTAAATAATCCGTACTAGCAATCTTATTTATTTCATCGGAATTTACATTTGAATCTAAACCACCACCAACAACATAATTAACTGTCAATGTTGTATTTGATGGAGACACACCGTATGAATTGGCCTTTAATACATTTGTACCGTCTAAAGATATATTTAGATTCTTTAAATTGGATAAAGCTACACCAACATTAGTTGGATTTGGTATAATAACTGTATTTTCGTAATTTTCTGTATTCGCCCCAAATTGAATATAAGTAAAATTATTCTGATCTACCGTTGTAATAAATCTACGTTCGGTTCTTAGATACTTTAAAATCTTAGGAGTTTCATTTCTATATGGTGATAACGTTTGATTGGTAAGAGGTACATTATCAATCAATAGTGGAATTGTATCTTGTGCTAGATACTGTGTTTCATAGTAATTGTTGCCATTAGAATCCACCACACTTATTATTTTAACCACATTAGTTTCATCTAACTTTATTTTTAAAAATGATTGTGGATCGCCAACACTAAATGTTTTTGTTGTTATTCTACCAGAATAACATTGTGTGGATTTCTTTATCAGGTAAAATAATGGTGCTCCTGTATTATCACGATTGTAAACACTTATTTGTCTTGGTGAAAATAAAGTATCTTGACTAAAATCTACACTTTCTTCGACTATAAATGACACACCTGATACACTAGATAGTTGTGTATATGGTTTTAAAATCAAACAGTATCGTTCATCAGGTACATATTCGCCATTAACGCCCGAAGTACGTGTCGCGGGCAACAATTGAAACAATTCTACATTAGTGGATGATACCGAAGATACCTTTGGTTTATATCCCAAAAATTGAGCTTGGTTTATAATATTTTTACGTTCACCCGCGAATTGAATAAAACTTTCTTTAAATTGATAATCAGTGTAATATGACAATACATCTCCCACAAAAGACGCTTGTTCGATAAAGATTTGGCCTGGTGAACTTTCACTAAAATCTTTATAACTTTGTGGATAATACTGTTTAGTGAAATCAATTAGTTGTTGTTTTAAAGAAGTAAAATCACGATTTAAATACAAAACGTCTTTTGTATTAGCCTTGAAGGTTTTGTTAATTAATTGTTGCATTATATATTATTGTTTGTGATGATCACTTCAGTTGTGGATTGTAATTCTTTGTAACTAAAGGCTACTTTTATAAATATTTTATTATAATTATTATTTACAACATCATTTTCCAATAATTGAACTTTAACGTCTTCAACTATTATACCGTTCATAAATCTATTTACATCATTTTGAATAAGATTTACTAACATCGGCAACATTTCACCCAATTCATTTTGATCAAACAACACTTTATATAATGAAGAACCAAATGCATTATTAAACCTACGTTCTCCAGGTTTGGTTAATAAAAGATTCCGTATATTACTAGAAACTTGTGAAATAGTATCAGTATTTGTTTCAAAATAACCATCTTGACCCAATCTAAACGGTATTTTAAGTCCTAGTGCTTTTTTAGCCATAATTAAACCTTAGACTTTTTACTATCCACTGCTTTTAGTAAAGCACGATAATCTCTGTTTATCGCTGAATAAACGCCTTTTACAGGAGCAGGAGCATTTTCAGGCACTTTGGTTTCTGTAATAACTTCTTGTGTACTGTTTCCATATCCACCCATCATACTAACCATACTGCCTTCTTGTGGCACACCACCGGTGGTTTGGTTTAAAATATCATTCAACATTGGGTTACTGGTATACTTTACAAACTTTTTCGTGGGTTTAACTGGTTCCTCAACAACCGCAGATTCATTCATCACATCCAATTCTTTTAGAATTTGTTGTTCTAAATCAGAATCAGATGATTTTTTCTTGGATTGAATAACTTCTTTAGAGAATATTTCTGCCAATTGAAGTTTAAGTTCAGATTGTACTACGTTTCGTACCTCTTGTTGTACTGTTTTCTTAATGAATTCTTTTAATATATCTATTTTCATATTATTATATATAATTATTAACCCAAACGAGATTTAGGTAAATTTAATAATGCTTGTGCGCCTTTTGTATCAGATGGTCTGGGTATCTTGATAGTCTTGATACGGGGTGTACTGGGTGGTTTTGGTATATTTGGTTTAGGCATTCCTTTTTTAACACTTGCTAATTTAGCAGCAGCTGCACCAACTGCTCCTCCTGATACAGCTCCAATTAAAGCACCTTTTCCACCCCCAACTATTCCACCTATTCCGGCTCCTAATCCACCACCGGCTAATGCTGCTCCTGTTACACCACCAACAGATAATCCGGCACCAAGTGCTGTACCACTCAATCCGCCTATTAATGCTCCTTTACCGCCTCCAGCTAAGGCCCCTACTCCAGCACCAAGAGCACCACCTAACAATCCACCTTTTAACCCTTTAGCTAATTTGGACGTGGATTCAATTATACCTGTTTTAGCATTTACAATTTTTTCATTTCCAGCTATAGATTCAGGACTAAACTTATCAGGCGACCAATCCTTACCCAATCCATCCGGTTTACCAAATGCGCTTTGTGCTTTATCGGCGGCACCTTGAACTTCAGACGTAGTATTACTTGTAGCGCCCTGGGTTTTTGAAGCTGCTTGTTGCGCTACATTCGCGTCTAACCCCTTTGCTTCTTGGGTGGGGAGTTTTATGTTAGGATTGTCTACCAAAGGAGCTTTATTGGCAACTCCTGATATCGTTTGTGTAGGCGGACCAGGCAACGCTGGATCTGGATCGGTAAATGGATCTTGTATTTCTACTTTAATTCCCCTACCCGACACATTAATTTGATCTGCTAGTGTTCGTAAAAGAGATTCTCTTGCTTCTTTAAATGCATAATTAAAAGCTTCTTCAGGAGTTTTACCTATAGCAATTAAACTTTTATTGGCAGCAGCTATAATTACTCGTAAAGTTTTACCAGTTGACGTTATTCTTGGAACTTTAACATCTCCGCTCAAAACTAAAAATGCTCTAAAAAGACCAGATACTTCATCTCGGACTGTTGTTGAAAAGTTTCCATTTAAATCAAAACTCCATTCACTTGGAAAAGATGCATCAGGTGATAGATTTCTTATGGGTACATCAAATACAGATGAAGCTGATTGATCAGTTTTTAAATTTGGATTAACTAAATCAATTTTAGAATAAAAAGCATTTATTGCTTTTCTATATTGATTAGCATTAAATACCGTGCCATTCCAAGACACTACTTGTTTATAAGATACATAATAATTGCTCATGGTATTTAATTCTGAAATTCAAATTCGACTTGTACTGGCCCTTCTCGACGATTTCTACCTTTGAAATCCCCCACAACTCCAGCACCTGTAACAGTATTAATTTTTATTGGATCTTTACACTCTCCGCCACTACCAGCTGGTTTAACTCCATTGCTACCAGGCGCATATCCGCCTCCGGTAACAAATACACGTCTACTTAGTGTCTTGTGTAAATTATCTCTTAATAATTGTAGTTTAATTTGTTGTACTGGTATTTGTGTTTGATCTGGATTAGCATCTCTTGTATTCTCTGGAGTTGCATTTCCTGATCTAGGATGTGTATGTGGATGTGGATGCACATGATGAGACCAATGAACGTGGTCCAATAACCAATTACAAAGATCATACATCCAATCTACAGTTGTTTGACCTAACAATGCTGGTTCATTTGTTTCTCCATATTGTCCCAAAAATATTTGTGGCGCATTAATACAAGCGGTATTATTTGTAGTTATAACTACATTATCATTAGCATCCACTGTATATTCACTATCAGTAGTTATGGCATACCGTTTTTTACTAAAATGTAATGTTTCTGCGAATCTACTACTTAGTACCAATCTATCTGTATTTATTACAATTTGATCGCTGTTTAAAGTTGGAAACTTAAATGATGTCGAACCTTTTGGATTGAATCTTATTTGTTCTTCTGTTGACTCTCCATTTGACGTTATACCAAATATACTTTTATAAACTGTAGTTTTCCATTCACTTGATGTTTTGCCACTTGTTAGCTGAATAGTGGACCCGTCGTTGTTAATATCTTCTGGTATTTGTCCGCCAAAATTCTTTTCAACCGGTGTAATTTTACGAATAGGTGGCAACTTAGGATGTAATTGTTGTGGTTCATCCAAAGCAATATTTCGTTGTCTATTTCTAATAGTAAGTTTAGGATTACCATATCCACCGCCGATTGAGTCTTTCAATAAATTACCATTCAAATCGTAAGATGAATATACACCTTTATCATTTTGTCTATTATCATCATATGCACTAAATCTAATTGACTGACCAAATCTACTTTCTATTATAGTATCCCCTTCATTTTTCTTGACCAATCGTATAAATGGATTTGAAATGAAATATTGTCCTACATATCCTATATTATTATACTTCGAATAAATTGGAGCGGATGTATAAGTGGCTCTATTACCATCAAAATAAAAAGGGACAGCCGGCGTTCCATCTTCGCTATATACTGTTTCAACTGTATAATCAATATTATTGGGGAAGTTGAATTTGTTTAATGGTTTACTATAATAATAATTGTTTCCAACCTTTTGCACCAATACCAATTCATTAACCAGTGGATATTGTGTTATAGTTTGTTCAAGTGGTATAGCCCAAGGTAATTTTTCAACCGATGATTTTTTTTCTTGTGATAATATTCTTACTTTAGCACGTCCAATATAAGAAAAATCCACATCGTTTTCATTTGCTGGTTCATTCTTATAATTAAGCGGAACCGTTTGCGGATTTATTTTTTGTTTATACGCATCTTGTAATTTTATATGAGTTTCGTCAAAAATTATATCGACTACGACAGCAAGTTGTATGGGTGAGCGAATATCAACCAAATCTTTTATTTGTTGATCATTTAACTGTGGTGATTTATTTGATTTGGATACGTCTGTGCTTACCATATTATTCGCCTTTACTGATTGTTATAACTTCCTCCATCAATTGTTTACGTTCGTCTTCACTTAATATCATAGAAGAACCTTCGCCGCTAGCTTCACCTTTAGCCACCAAACGTTGTACAACAGACGCTAACTTAACTAACTGTTCATCGTTTTTAATTCCTACATCATAGTAATCTTTAATCATAGGAACTATGATGGTAGCATCATTGATGGTTTTGATCAAACTTCGTAACTCCGATATTAATATATCAATTTGATCCTTTTTATTCTCTGAATTTTTCACTATGTCCTTACAAAGACCCGAAAAATTCTTTCCTTTGTAAATTTCAAAATTTAAGTCCATATATCTATAAATAGAAAAACCACTCCATTTGGAGTGGTTTATTTGTTTTGTTTTGTGTTATACTTTACCGCTGTCTGCGTAATTTTTCATAACTACATTTTGATATGATTTCATCTTATTAATGATTTTAGTAATTTGTTGTGTTTTGCAATTACTTAATTCTCTTATATATAAGTACAGTGTTTTTTTATTAAAATTTTCTATTCTATCACTACTACGAAATAATTCGATTACTGCATATGCTATATTAAGATCTTTTTGTTTGGTAAATATCTTTGTTAGATTTTTTTCCCAATAGTTAATTAACAATTTCATAAACTCTTGTGTTTGAATAGTCTTATGATGTGCATCTTCTGTTTGCAAACAAACGCAGTCGTCACCTGGCGTGTCACTGATGTCTACATGTTGATTGAATCGTTTATAATTGTTATTATTATGAAATATCAAATAGTTTTTAGCAACAATACTGAAATAACTAAAAGCTTTGCCTTTACCCGCTTCAAATTTATGCATATTAGAAACTAAATGCGTTACAGTTTCTTTTTGAATTTCTAATGGACTATTATCAAAATAAGTAAATTTGAATGTATTGAATATGTTTTCAACTAATTTATCAAAACTATACTTTATACGATTTTCATATATTTCGTTTCTTATTACCATATCTGTTGCTAAATTATACTCAATAATTGCTTCCTCAGTCTTTTTAGAAAAATAAATCTTTTCTTTTTTGTTTCTACCACGTCGTTTTTTTCTAACATCTGTTAATTCTTCTACTTCTTTATTAATAGCGTTTAGATCATTAATTACTATTATATCTTTACTGGTAATATTTCTTGGAACATTAATTTCAGATAAGTTTTTAGATTCGTATGTAATATCTAATTTTACTTTATTATTTTTTTTAGGCGGTTGGTGTGTAACTACTTTTTTAAAAGATGTTATTTTGGTTGGTTTTTTGATTTTTTTGTTAACACTATTTACCATAGAAGTAATTTTACGTTTTTTATCTGCTACTACTTTAGTCGTTTTTTTATTTACAACTTTACTTTTTTTTGTTTGTTTCATTCAAGTAATAATATCAAACGTTATCGGTTTCTTCTTCTTTTACTTTTTTATTCAAAGTTTCCATTGTTTGTTTTAAATCGGAAAAGAGAAAACCAACGTCGTCATCTTTTTCAAAGATACCACGGTTATCAATAGCTTTCAATTTATTATAAGTATTTTCTACCGATTTTTTAAAGTTTATTATCCAGTCTTCCAAAATGTCAATCTGGTTAAATAACTTTTTCGATGTGATTAATAAAAACACATTAACTGCTACTGATATAAACAGTAATATTAATAACAAAATTTCAATCATTGTCTGTAGGTAGTTCGTCGTCCACTTCCACAAATTCCGATATATAGTCTAAAGCGTCATTCAATGTTTTCCAACACGATTCGTCGTATGATCTTTTGATCAGCCTATACAATTCTTTAAGTTCAGTTTCATCCATGCGTATAATTACATATATATGTAACCGTGACAAATTGATAAAAAAATTATTTTAATATTAAAAACTAAACATACCTCTTAATCCTGTTTTACCTTTTCGCTCAACTATTTTTTCAACCTCAACAGGCTTTTCCACTATACGTTCAACTATTTTTTCAACCTCAACAGGCTTTTCCACTATACGTTCAACTATTTTTTCAACCTCAACAGGCTTTTCAACTATGCGCTCAACTGTTGAATGTGTTGGTTTGTCGGCGGACTCATCTGTGGGTTTTTCTTGTTTTTTGTATAATTCATAATTTTTGTCATTTTCTGAATAAACTTTATTTGTGCTTATATTATATGCCAATAATAATACAACAGCAAGTGGATCAAATACCGTAATAAGTACTACAATAAACCACTTTACTACGTTTTGGATCGTTGTATCAAATTGATCAGCAACAAATTTAAACGTTATAATATCTTTCTTCTGACTGTTATCTACCTTTAACTTGAAAATATCATCATCCACAGCTGTTGATTTAGCACTATAGGTTTTGATTTTATCATTTTCGTTTTCTAACTGTTTATTGAGATCTGTAATTTGATCGTTGATTTGATTTTGAATATTTTGTAATTGAATTGGATTACGAGCAATTAGTACATTTGTAAGCACTTCATTTAATCTATTTTCTTGACTACTTCTTAACGTATACAATTTTTCTATAGATTTTTTTGTAGACTCAATTTTACCAATCTCTTCTTTTTTTTGAGATTCTAATGTTGAAATTTTATTCAATGACAATTCAGTTTCCAAAGATGATTTTTGAAAAGCCGCCGTTAAAAACCCAAATATACCCAATGATGTTATAGCCATCAATGCGAATACTGCAGTTATCATATAAATTTTCATTAGAATATTAGCATAGTTCCAATATCTAAATAACCAAGATGTTGTTACCAATTTACCCAGTTCTAAAGAGGATGCCATTATCATAACAGCAATCGTTGCGCCTGAAAATAATAATCCTATACCATATACGCTAAAATAAGCAGCACATCCAGCGATTAAAAGTGATGTGAATATTACCAAATGTTTAAACTGTATCATATCTATAAATATCTACAAAATAAAAACCCCATCCAATTAAATGAACGGGGTTTAATATAACCTTGATTGAATATGAATATTACTCAATCTTTATTTTTTTGGTTTCTGGAATTGTAGGTTTGATCTTTGACAATGTAACCTTTAACAACCCATTTTCAAATTTTGCGGATGGATTTCTGCGATCAATTTGATCACCTAATGTAAAACTTCGTTTGAAATTGCTATGTTTTAATTCTCTACGAATATACTTTCCTGTAAATTCCCTATCATCAATCTTTTTAATCTTTTGACCACTAATAGTAAGAACATTTTCTTGTACATCAACTGAAACATCTTCTTTAGAGAGACCAGGAATCTCTGCTAGAATTTCCACTCGATCATTGTAATCAACAACGTCTACACGTGGATAACTTTGTTTTTCAAAGAAACCAACTCCCAATTCTTTATTTAATTCTGGGAAATGTGCCGCGAATACTTCATCGAATACACGGTCAAATGGCGTTAAAAACTCATCACGATCAACGTGACGTAATGCAAACGGACTATATTTAATTACTGACATATATTTACCTTTCTTTTAATAATTCAATTGAACTTATTAACCTAATAGCCTCACTCGAGCACTATAGTAGATAATACACACGTACTATCTAAAAATATATATAAACGAACTTCTGAAAAATGTCAATATTTTTTATCCAACAGACGAAACTCCGCCTGTTTGGCATAAATTGATGTAATTTTCAGCATTTGGATTATTATTATTTCTTCTCAAAAATAAGATATAAAACTTTGCATTTCCTAATATAGCATTGCTTGTTACAACTGTATAAGTGCCTGAAAATTGTCCAGATGTACAATCATATGACTGATCGCCAGCTGGATCTACTGTCCAAGAAATATTAATGGTATATCCATCTTGGGATATAGTTGTAGGTAATGTACATTCTGTATTTGGTAAAGCATTGACAACCGCCTTCGCAAAAGTTTTATCAGCCGATGTACCAGTTTTATAGGCAATTATTACCACGGTACCAGATTTTATCTGCGTCCAACTTTCCAACATATTGGAATTGTAATTTACACATCCTAAATTACTTGTTACAGGCGTAACTACAGTGGGTGTTACCGGAGAAATAACGCATGAATTTTTATCAAAACTAGCTATAATTTCACAATTCTGTGATTGCGGTGAATATCCTGGTGGTAAGGTTAGACTAACCGAACCTTTAGCAGTAAAGGTTTTTGGCTGAAGTGTATTTTGATAATTAGAAATCCCAAAACCAATGTTAATTTTACGTGTACTGTTAGCTGAAATAGAAAACATCCCAGTTGGAGTAAAATCAACGGTACTAATTAACGAATTTAAAGCAGTTCCATCTAAGTTAGTCCAAGTAGGACTGATAGTAGCTAATAACTCCGCATTGTTATTATTTGTCATTATGAAACTACCACTGTGTTTTATTTGTGTAGTTGTAGTTGGATTACAAACTGGTTGAGTATAACCATCTCCGCAATCCAAGTAACCACATCTTGGGCCTGTAAATGAAATATTGGTTGGAAAATTACCAACTAGTGTTGGTAGTGCCGTACACGTTGAGGTAGTTGAATCTTGATCACCTAAAATGTAAAGTGTAATTTGACCAAATGTTGATGTATTTTCAAACGAGTATTGGTATGTAGGATTTGTTCCGCCTAAGCTAGTAGCTGTTACCAATCCAGTATAAAAATATCCAAGTGGACCATCAGGGGTGGTTGATTTTTGTAAAATCAATCCAGCGAAGGTCAACGTTCTAGTATATCCTAAATTGTCTTTATATGATATAACTGGCAAAAGTTGTCCACTCGATTTATAAGTTGTAATGTTTGGATTCGGCAATAAACTATTTAAGTTATTCAATGTGGTAGACAAATCTGTTATCTTTGTATTCGTATACCCATTGGTAGTTTTATCATTATTTATTTTCTGGAACAACAAAGAACTTGCTGTAGGTAAATCTACATCGGATATTGTGTATGTATAGGTTGTATTATCAATAACCGTACTTGTACAAGTGCCTATAAACATACTAGATGTAAACGCATTTGACAAACAATCCTTACAAACCAATTTATATGCGTTTGTATTAACTAAATTATAAAATGATTCAATGTTATCACCTGATTTAGCGTAAGAAAACATCTTATTCCACCCAGAATCTACAATAGGTGTAACGACATCTGACTTAGAATATAGTGTGTATTGATAAACTTTGTCTTGTATATTATTAGTCAAAAAGTTATTATTTTGTACTACACTTGGCGAGTAAATTTTAACAGTAGCGACACCAGTAGAAGCAGCTACACTGAAAGAACTACTTATATAAGAAGCACCATAAAATTCACTAAACTTTATTGGTCGCCGATTGTCTTTATTTATGAATCCAACTCCTAAAGGTTTTGTAATATTAATCGTACTTGAATCAGAGTTTGAATTGCCAATTCTATTTTGCAATTGGTAATAACTTTGCGATATAGAAAAATTATTTGAGCCTGGATTATAAACGTTGCTTAATAAACTGTTGATCGAAAGATTTTCGCTATTATTTGTTTCACTTTTGAAACTCAATGGACCAGATCTGTTTAATATATTGACAGGCATATATCCTATATATATTAAGATTCGATCTTATTTTTTAGTTCTTGAACTTCTTTGTGTAGTTCTTGAATAGATTTTAATAACAATGCGATAAGTGGATTATATTTTACAACTTTATATCCTTCAAGATTTTCAGTTACTAAATCAGGATACAATTCTTCAATTTGTTGAGCAATAACACCAAAGTCTTGTTTTCCATTTGACTTCCAATTAAATTCTATTGGACGTATTTGATTAACTTTAGATAAAGCATTTTCTATAGTTTTGATATTGTCTTTGAGTCTTATATCGGACGAAGCGAATGTTGAAAGTGCAACTATATCACCTCTCACGTCCAATTGACCACTGCCACTTACACGTAACAATTTTGTTTGATTGCTACCTGATGTAATTAGAAATACATTGGTATTTGGGTTGTAACCTGTTGGCCAACCAGTGGATCCACTTAAATGTAAATGTAATTGAGCATTTACATTATCAGAACTTACTATGTTACCCACACTTAATAGTCTTTGTCTTGCGCCTAATATTCCCCATCCTGATTTACCAGACTGCCAAATTACATCTTTGCCTGGTAACGCTGATGTATTTATATGAGATCCTGAATAATAAATTGCAAAATTAGCAGTTGTTCTTAAATAATTATTAGAAGTTTGTAATCCTAATCCAGAGACCGATTGTCCAGATGCCGAATGTTGAATAATTTGTTCGCCAGCAGTAGAAAATTGCAGAGGATTATTCGCAGTTACTCTGCCAGCTGCCATACTACCTAAATTATTAATAGTACTATTTCTTACAAGATAATTAGTAGAACCCAATGCACTTGTTCCTGACCAATATGAAAATTGATTTGTAGTACCTGTACCTGTTATATTTCCACCTGAATTTAAAGAATAAGATGCGGTTTTAGCACAACTAGCTGTGCCATAAAATGCTACTTTTCTATTGGCATTATAATGATTTGAAGCGCTGATGTAACCTTTTATACTAGCTGAAACACTTCCTGAAAATTGTCCTTTTGAAATTCCACTGAAACTACCTGTTAGTTTTGAATTTTTACTAATTATAGTTCCATACAAACTTCCACTAAAACTACCACTAGCATTTGCTTTTTTAGTTAATATGTAACCGTTAAAACTACCACTCAACGATCCAGATGTTTGGGATTTACCTGTAGTTAATCCTTTAAAACTGCCTGTGAAACTACCTGTATTACGGCCATTAAAATTTCCACTAAAACTACCTGAATGTTTTCCTTTAAAACTGCCTGTAAAACTACCAGTAAAAATACCTTTTAATGTTTTTGCGGATCCAGAAAAACTTCCTGTGTAAGATCCCGTAACATCTGATAAAAATGTAACTATATCGCCAAATGTACTTTTTCGAGAGTACAAGTTATTGGATGATCCAGATTCAATTGTTAAAATTAAATCCTTAGCTGTTAATGTGTTGTATCTTACAAGATCACTAACTTTTATTTGTTGTATTAAATTGCAGGTAGTTGACATAATTACTTCCAGGCGTAAATTTTAATATACCACTTTGACGTATCGATGTTATATTGCGATATTACACTAGTACTACTATTGTAATCATATGTGGTAATACTAGTGAAAGTGGGTACTATTACTAATATATTACTTGAACGTGAAACAACACTACATATTGGTTTTGTTTCATTATTAAAAAATGAAGTTACATCAACTTCTTGGTTTATAACAAATCTACCATCATTAGCTGCGCATTGTAAAACTACTCTTACTAAAGATGGTGTTGAAGAAAAACCATGCGAAAAAGAAAATACATTTCCCAACGAATATGTATAAATATTATTCAAGTCTGTTGTGGTGTTAAATAAAGACGTTGTATAACCAGATATACCATCTGAATTAACATAATCTTTTAAATCTGATAAAGTGGATTTTCTAGAATATTTTGAACCACCTGTATTTTCAATAAGCATCAATTGGTCTGCGGCTTTTATATTATTATAGCTCGCAAGATCACTGACTTTTATTAATTGAACATTTAAACTGTTACACGGCGTTGACATATTTTATAAATATAAAGTATTAAGAGTAAGAAGCTGCGATCTTATTTATAAGAATTTCACTGCCCATCAATATGATGGAATATAGATCTCTGGATCCATTTGATGGATTTGACGCTGCACCACTTGGCCACTTTAAAGAATTGGTAGTACCGGTTTGCCAGATAAATGATGTACCGCCACTATTATTATAGAAATATAAATAACACACTTTCTTCTGTGTGAGATTTACATTAAATGTTTGAGCGGCTGTAGCCGTTAGATAAATCATATCATAATCATCAAAACTCAAATTAGTTGTTGCAGCTGCAATAGTAGCACTTACAGTTGTATAATCTTTTTGATAATTGCCTTTAAAAGATCCAGTTATAATAGCACTATCTGTTTTGGAAATATACGAACCATTATCAACTTTGATACTTCCATATGAATACATCTTGCTACCACTGATAGATCCATACGCACGCATATCACCGCTACTGGATACATAAAATGTATTTGCAAAACTACTTGATCCATATTGTACCAATATTGCGGTTTGTTTATTTTCTACACCAACTGGTGCTCCGCCAACAAATTTACCAGCTAATACTGATCCAGCAACGTTCGCTGCTTGATTACTACCACTAAACATTCTAATTTGCAACTTAGCACGTAAATACTTGTCTATAGAACCAGTTGGCTCTGCTGGAGGTTGTACGCCTATACCAACTGAACCATCTCTCGCAGCTGAATCTGACTGGATATATGGCCAGAAGTAAAAACCATTGCGTACTTGTTTAAGTGCAACCATTACACCTGCTGTGCCAGATACACCATTCCAACTTCCGCCACCTGATATACCACCCGATAAAGGTGTATCCGATATTCTTGTTGTAATGGTACTATTTTTAAGATGATAGGATCCTGTGGTAATACTCAATGTCAAACTACCACTAGTAACAGATGATATAAACCATTGATCTTGGTTTGGATAACCGGTTGATCTGTTTTTATTTTGTAATACAAACGCAGCTGAACTATATATACCAGATCCTCTATTGACCACTGTCAAATTAGATTGTGCATATTTAGCGGAAGCTGATATATAAAAATTAATTTGTCCAGACTCATTTTTATAAAATAGTGGGGATGTTGTTAATCTATTACCGAAAAAATATGGTACAGCACTTGAACTATTTAAAGATCCTTTTAATAAATAAGAGGATGTTAATGAAGTAGTTGATGAATCAGCTGCTATGGCGTATAAAGCATTATCAACTGTTCCAAGAACCGTTGAAGCTCGCAATGCGTATGAAGCGCTAGTGGTTCTAGTAGAATAACTACCACTTATAGCTTTACTTGAAGTACGTGCGTAACTACTTGAAAAAGAAGAATATTTTAAATTGCCATTATATGAATAACTAGCTGTGCCGTTTGATCTTAAATTAGACCAATTCAAATATGAAGCTGAATCTGCTGTGGTTGACATACACATACTTGAAGTTTGTGCATAGCTACTTGATAAAGATGATAACTCACCCAATCCGTTGTAAGAATAACTGGATGTGCCTACAAATAATGGGGATTCAATATACACACTAGAATATATACTAGCAGCTGATATATTGTTAAAATCACTTGTGCCTGTTGTAGATGTTACATTGCCTCTTAATTTGCCTTTTAAACTACCCGTCATTGAAATATTACCACTGCCAGAAAATACTCCTGAAAATCCATTTACGGAATATATCTTTGACCCTGATATAATCCTCGGTAAAATTGTTCCAATTGTAGAATTGTTAATAGTAACGTTTTCAATTACACCAGAACTTATAGTAACGTTGTTTACCTCGGCATTTACAGCATATAAATTATTATTTACGTCTACATTGTTAAATGAACTTTTACCTGTGCCAATCGTTACATTGCCTAATAAACGTCCTTTTAAACTGCCTGTTATACCCGCACTAGCTGTAATTTGTTCAAGTTTAAAAGGTGTATTTTCAAGAACCAATCCATTTGAATAGTCAAGCATTGTTATTTGACTATTTATAGAATTTCCAGTAAACGTAATATTACCACCACCGCCAGTTGCTTGATTAACATCTATTGTCTTTGCATAGATTCCCAAAAAGGTTGGCGCGGATGGATTATATCCAATAGTAAGATAATCGCTTACTATGGCTCTTTTAAATACATTTGGTACATTTTGACTTATGACGGAATAGTTATCACCTTCAAAACTTCTGAATGAACCTATGTATCTGTTATTTGGACCTGTAAAATTTAAACTATCAAACGACGTTAAAAGATCGCCGGTCTTTTGTACAAAACTATTGACAGTAGATTTTTTAGTTGAGTTGCTACTCACACTTTGTATGATTAAATAATCATTGTCGCCAATATTACCAGATGTTAATGTTGGTAATTCGGGAACGGTCCTACCTTGATTGGATACTATCGCCATATTATATTAATAATTATTAATCAACTAACGTTTTTTAGTTTTTTTAATATAAATTTTACTAAACCACTCCGAACAATGTCGTCTTCATCAAATTTGAATACATAAATTCCATTATTTCTACTTTCTTCATCGTCGAAAACATTCATCATTGGCACAAATCCACTTTTACCGTTGATATCACTTTGATCTGGATCGCCACAGATAAATAACTTACTGAATTCACCCACACGTGTGATCAATGTTATTAGTTCTTTTTTACTCATATTCTGAGCTTCATCTGCTACGATACATTTAGCATTCCAACTTAAACCACGTAAAAAATTGATTGGGAATCCGTGAATACGTTCCTCTTTTTTCAATTTATCAATATCGTGTTTTGGCAACAATTCTTCTAATTTGTCTATCAATGGTTGGATATATGGACTCATTTTTTCATCCATTTCACCAGGCAAAAATCCTAATTTACTATCGCTGCTTTCAACTATACTTCTAACATATATAATTTCACTCACCCTTTTATGATTCAATAAGGTTAAACCTGCTAATATTGACGTATATGTTTTGGCAGTTCCAGCTGGCCCAGAAATAAAGACTAGTTTGGTTGTTTTATTTTGTAATAAATTTAATAATTCAATCTGTTTAGATGTAAGTTGTCGTTCATCTATTCTAACTGATTCTTTAATTTTTTCGTTTTGGTGAACCTTTGGACTTGTGTCTTTTTTCTTGTTCATTTTTTTGGTTTAGTTGTTGTTTAATATTTAAAACACGTCCGCAATGTTCATATGTCTCAGATGAGATATAATAATTATAAATACTATTTAAATTACTTTCAAATGAATCACGGACTAATACTACTATGAAATCAGAATCTTTAAAATTAAAGACCTCTATCGCATTCAAATTGTTCTTCACCGCGTAACATATAGACGAAACAATTTGTTCCATCAACTTAATTTTATTGACTTTAATCAAACCCTCCATCTGACTATAATCAGATGGCAAAGTTAATGAAGAGTATTTATCTATCATCATATATAAGTATATAAGAAAAAATAAAGACGTTACCGAAGTAACGTCTTTTCACAATCAATTTAACCACCTCTTACTTTTTCTTTTTCTTCTTTACGGGTTTATTGTTGTCAGTTTCAACATTTTCTATTGCTGGTTTAGTTGAATTTAACTGATGTAATTTTTTTGTGGATGAATTTTTCCAAGAACGAATTGTTTCTGGAGACGCATCTACAAATGTTTTGCTCAACTGTAATAAATCTAATACTTCTTTTTCTGTGCTAGCTGCGTTAATCTTCTGTTTTAAGCCAAATATATTACCACTCATTATTTACCTTTCACTTCTACAATTTCAATTTTAGATCCATCAGGCCACCGATTAAGGATTGATGACCAATGTTCATATTCAGTTTTAGCTTCGACTTTGGAAACATATTCCAAATCTGAAACTCGTCTGCCATCACGTAGAATTACGTACTTAATATTGCTATCTATAACACTGTCACTTTTAACTGTCATACTAATTTATACTTTAATATTTAAACGTGGTAATATATTTACGAGTTCTAAGATTACCAGTCTCAGAACATAATCTGATAATACATACAAATAACAACTATGTCAACTTTATTTTAATCAACATTTATTTACATCTATATATTTATTAAATATGATATCTTTATTGGGGGAAAATCAATGGTTAAATCTGAATTTATCTAAACGAGAGATTGATAATTTTAAAAAATCCGAATTTACATTCAATCGAATGTTAAATGAATTATCTATTCTACACGGATGTATAGAAAATAACACTCTACATTTAGCAGAATTTAAACTAAGTGTTGGTACCCGCAAAACATTAAGAGAAATATACAAACACAATCAACAAATTTCAGACACATCACTGTTAGTAGAAGCCGCCACCGATCCAGTATCAACAGCGGATACTTCAAAAAAGATATTATCTCTAATCAATAAATTCCATACAGATAATAAACAATATCTAGATAATGTTGGTTCTGATGCAAGACTAAAAGACATATCGTTACCAAAAAATATTGGAGCCGAGCCAAGCATCATTCAAAAGGCCGCATTAAAAACAAAAGAATTGGGTGGTAAAGCTGGCCAGATTGCAATAACTTTATTTCAATCAATTGTGGTAAATGCACTCAATAGATTTGTAAAGTGGTCGTCTACATTAAAATCAGATATTTTAGACGCTAAAAAACAAGGATCAGCTTGGCAAATGATAATGGCCAAATTGGGCCCAAGTATGAAGATTGCGAAAAGAGCAGCTGATGGTACCATAACATATGAGACTGATTCTTCTGGAACATCAATGTTGAGCAAATTACAAGATTTTACAAAGTTGAATCCAAAATGGACCAATACAATAATCGGTTTGTTAATTAACATCACAAAAATGTTATCGGTATCATTCGCGGGTGCTACTGTAGGCACATCATTGGCAATCGGCGTTTTCGTTGGTTTATTAATAAGAACAGTCGCTGGTCATTATCTCAAAAAAGAAACTTGGGGAGAAGCATTTAAGAAGTCATTAGTAGTCACAGGTTTATCTTTAGTTGGTGGATCACTTACAAAAGGATTATTTAGTTACTTCAAAGGCGGGGGATTTATTGACGGTGCTAAATCTTACTTTACAGGAGATGCGGCGACTGCTATATCAGATAAAAACGTTATCAGTGGAAATGTCGAAGTATCTGAAGTTGATATATCAAAATTAATGGTTAGCAAGCTTCCGGGTGGTAATACAAAGTTATTTGATATTATCAGTACAAATAAAAAATTGTATGACGCTTTTAAAGAAGAAGCAGAATCACAAAATTTTAGTGCAGACTTGTCAGGAATAAAACAATATCTTAGATTAACGGCCAACGATGACATTAGCGTTGTTATTAATGGCGCAGGTGGATTACCTAAAAATTTATTAAATGTAGCTGCAGATGCAGCAAGTGCAATGAAAATAGGCGCATCAAATACAATTGCTGATATTGATTTGATGAAATTAAAACCAAATGATTTTGCTGATCAGCTCAAGAATTTTGCAGAAACTGTTGACAACAATGATGGTATAGAAGTTCTCAAATCATTTCTCAAAACCAAAGGATATGATGAAAATGCAGTCAACGCCATAGTAAAAAAACTTGTAGGTGAAAAAGCAGGACAAATAGATTCATTTAGTGATTGGTTTGATGCTAGAGAGTCTCATACTGATAAATGGTTAGATTGGATGTCACGTAGAGTAAAAAACAGCGGAATATTGAATGGAGCAGCATCCAAATCAACATCAAATGCAGCAGATGTAGCATCACAAGCCGTAACACGCACAGCAACTGGTGCTACACAATCCCTAAAAGAACTTGGAAAACTCGCACTGGGCGGAGATGCAAAAGCAGCAGATGACTATATGCAAAAGTTTTTGGTATCGGGTAGAGGAGGCGAAGATCAATATAGAATCTTGAAAACAGCTCTGGATGCCGGAATAATTGATAAACAACAATTTTATTCAGGAGTTGGAACAAAAACACTCAATTTGACTGCTGAATTAAGAGGTCATATACCAATATCTATAAATGGCGTAAATGTTATTGATAAATTGACTCCGGATGAAGCGAAGGCTGCACACGTTGCAATGAGTGTGGCTAAACAGATGGGAAATGCAGTTGATGAAGATGCTTTAGCTAAGCTGGCAACAAAAGCTGGAAAGGCAGTAACAAACGTTGCGTCTACCGCTGTAAGTGGTCTTAAAAATATAACTGGTGAACAGTTAAAAACATTAAATCAATCACTTGGATATGGAAATTTAATAGAAAAACTTGAGGATCCAGAATATTACAATAAATTTTTAAAACCAGCTTTGGAAAAAATGTATCCCGGCTCAGAACCCGACAGGGTTCTTACTTCTCTTGCTAATAGTATAGCTAGCAAAGACGTTTCTCAAGAAAATCTAGATATCTTCGCTAAAGTTATAAATTCAGCCGGCGGTTTACCACAATCCATAGTTGCTTCAACAGTAAAAGAATCAGTATACAAGACGCTGATTAAAAAACTATATATATAATATGAACGAAATAAATTACACCGAAGAGTTGTATAAAGAATTTTTAAACGAAGCTGGTTTTTTAGATAAACTAAAAGGATCAGTGGGCTTAGGCGGAAAAAAAGAATTGTCAGCTAATGATCTTGAAGTTTTGGATAAAAATGTAGACGCTCTTTTAACCAGTATTGCAGATGAAATAGGATCCACCAAAGAAAATCTTATTAACGATCTCACAAATGGCCCAAGTAAATATTTAATTACCCCCGAAATAATTCCATATGCAACACAGTTAACAGATTTATCAAATAAGATTAAATCGGTAAGAAGTACTGCAGGCACCACAGGTACTGCAGGCACCACAGGTACTGCAGGCACAACAGGTACCACAGGCACAACAGGTACCACAGGCACAACAGGTACTGCAGGCACCACAGGTACTGCAGGCACAACAGGTACCACAGGCACAAAAGGTACAACAGGCACAACAGGCACCACAGGCACAACAGGCACATCGGGCACAACAGGTACCACAGGCACAACAGGCACATCAGGCACATCAGGCACAACAGGTAGATCTGGATATCAAACTACAAAAATTGCTAATTTAAATTGGGGTGATGATATTGGACGTGGAATTACATTAAAACAAATAGATGTAAGTAAAATAAAACAAGATTTTGAGAATTTATATGATAATTTGCCGGTGGATGCCAAGAATGTTTTAAATAATATAACAGATAATAGTAAAATAATACCTAAAAATATAGAATTACCTATTAAATCTACTGTTATAAAAGAAATAGATGAATTATCTTATTGGGACGATAATACTAAAAAGAATGAATTTATAAGTAGTTTCGAAAAAATAATTAAGACAGTTGCTCCATCATTGGGTATTGAACCATATGAACTTAAAAAACTTTATATCATTTTACATAAAAATGGCATAGGTCCGATTTTCAATAAATTATATGCTGCTTATATTGTATTAAAAGCTGGCAAATCTATAGAAGATGCTTTTTCAAATGTAACGTTGCCAAGTGATCCAGGCACAACTGGCACTGCAGGCACAACTGGCACAACTGGCACAACTGGCACTGCAGGCACAACTGGCACAACTGGCACAACAGGTACTGCAGGCACAACTGGCACAACTGGCACAACAGGTACTGCAGGCACAACTGGCACAACTGGCACAACAGGTACTGCAGGCACAACTGGCACAACAGGTACTGCAGGCACAACAGGTACTGCAGGCACAACAGGTACTGCAGGCACAACAGGCACATCAGGTATAGATGAAGATAAATTGACACCGGATGAAATAAATAAATTTGGTGCTTATTATTCACAATTAATAAGACTTCAATCCGAACTTAAAAAAGGATTGGGCAAAGATTTACAAATAAATAAAGGCGTAAGTAGATATTTCTCCACTTTAAAAAATTCATTGGAATCATTAAAACTACTTGATTTTATTTCAGTAGAAAATAAACCTATAGCAAAAAAATTAAAGAAAAAATTTATCAAACGATTTTTATGGGAATTGAATAACACTCCTTCAATTTCTCAAGTCAAAGATTTAATTGGTAAAATAAATGAACAAGAGTCGGCCGAGAGTCTCGGCAAGGCGGTGGAAACTGGAATCACACCTTCTTCTAATTTATTAGCACAATCAAAATCTATAATTGAAGATATAAAGAAAAGTTTACCCTCAATGGTAATGTTATTAAAAGAACTTTCAAAAAGTAAAATATCTTCAAACGAGGATAAAATGTTAATGGGTGTTTTAAAGAAATTCTTAAAAGCGATAGTTAATAAAAATACACAAGATTTAGTAATAGATCCCAAAGTAAAAAATTCAATCGATTCTTTATCAAAATAACACAATATAATAATTTACAAAAACAATTATTAGATATGTATCTAAAATATTATGAGTGATGTTACTAAATTTACAGAACAAGAAATGCAAGAAATCGCAATCGTTCAATCCAAATATCAACAAAAAATATTTGAACTCGGACAACTGCAATTGGAAGAAATTGAATTGGACCAAACCAAAACCGAATTAACTGATCGTAGATCAGCTATTCTCGTCGAGTGGAAAGATATTCAAAAACTAGAAGAAAGTCTACTTAATAATCTAGCTACAAAATATGGCGATGGTAGTCTCAATTTAAAAGACGGCACATTTAAACCCGCCGCCAAACAACAGTAATAAAAAAACCCGGTTTTTACACCGGGTTTTGTTTTATTTAGTTGGATCTCCAGACGAAGCTTCTTCTACTATAGCTTTAATTTCAGATTCAATTTCTTTCATTCGATCTTTGTATCCACTAGCTACATCCTTAAAATCTTTTCTAACATGCAAAAGATCTTCAGTTAATTGATACACTTTCTTTTCGGCTTCGGCCTTCGTTAGTTTAATATTACTCATAACTTTTTTAAATCTATAATTTTTGTTACTGATTCTATCGGTATATAACTAGTAACATAATTGCCTGGATCTACATTTTTTAAATCAGGTAACTTACTTTTATCTATTACAACCACTATACCTTCTCCAGCGTCTCTGTAATTGACCAACGCAAACCTAGCTGCCAATTTAAAATCACTCGCTAGATAACTACCCACGATGTTTCTGGTATTTCCCTTACCTTTCGACGTAACTCTACCAGTACTCTTTAAAATATTATATTCTTTCTCAGACATTCCTCTATAAAGTTTAGAACTGTCGATTGGAATTTTATCCAATTCATCCGCAATATATTGCAATTTTCCAGTCGGTTCCCATACTAGATAATCATATATGCTTGATTCGTATAATAAACTATATCTTTTCATCATTATATAAATATACATATTCAAAATATAAACTTTGAATAAAAATGGTGGAGATGGCGGGGAGTCGCACCCCGCGTCCATAAAAAATTATTACTGCCAGACTACACGTTTATATATTTTAAATTGTTGGGAAGTAATAATTAAAAATATCTAAAAATATTACCCTTAAGATTTACCATTTTCTCAGCCATTTACGCAAATCAAATATTTGGCCCAGTCCAATAATTTACACCCAATACAACTATCAGACTTCATTGTATTGAATGTGCAACAACTTAGGCTGCAAGGGCTACAACGTCATCATAAGAGAAGTCATAGCTAACTACGTTATCTTCAGCAGTTAATTTTCAATAGAACTTTTAAAGAGGCCAACTATTATCCTCTACGTGCCTAACAATAGATATTTATCTATGTCGAATCTACACATCCCCATAAAATTTTAAAGAACTAAACAAAAATTGGAGCACTAGGTCGGGTACGATCCGACAACCTTATCGTTGGCAACGATACGCTCTACCAATTGAGCTACTAGTGCGTTAAAATTAATCAACATAGAACCTACATTTTATATCACTTTTTGCATGAAATTATAAAATTTCATCCCATTGACAACCATCGTGGAGGTTGTGATATTTCTGTCAACTGGACCTGTCCAGGGTCGAACTGGAGATTACCGGATGCAAACCGGTCGTGTTACCACTAGCACCACAAGCCCATTTAAAAATCTTACACCAATACATAGTGTTTGTCAAATCAAAAA